ACTATGGACATAATTATTGTTCGTATGGTGTGAGGATTGGGGGGCTAGTCCCCCCTTTCTTATTTAAGGGTTTCAATGGCTACTTTTCGTTGTCTTCAGTCTGGTAACACAGTGAGTTTTACCTTGCAACATGACATTGACTCAATGAAGGGTCATCAGGGTTATGTGCGTATTGATGAACAAGAAGTGTCTGACATTCCTGATGAAGTGAGGACAGATACTCCCTTCATGCCGCCAGTTGTACGGCGCATGGGTCGCCCAAGGAAAGTTGCAAATGTCTGATATAGACGCTAGAGATTTTGGAAGACTGGAGGCCCAAGTCGAGGCTCTCCAGACAGAAGTTCACTCTTTGAGCAAAGATGTGAAGACTTTGTTGGAACTTGCCAACAAAGGCAAGGGTGGGTTTTGGATGGGTATGACTATCGCTTCATTCATGGGCGGTGTGATTACCTTTGTTGCTGATCGTGTCTGGAAATAAAGGAGAACGCTATGCCTATGGTTGGAAAAAAGAAGTTTCCCTACTCTGAAAAAGGCGAGAAAGAAGCCAAAGAGTACGGCAAGAAAAAGGGTGTTCCTGTGACCATTATGGTTGCGATTGGTAAACCAAAAGGCTTGCCTATGCGTGGTGGTCGCACTGCTACCAACATGATGAACAAAGCTAAAAAGGCAAAATAATGTCATCTTTAACCGCCCCTATCACTCTTTTAAATGCAGTTACTGCAACTGGCGCATCTACAGCAGTTCAGGCAGATGCTGGTCAACCTGCATTCCTACAAGTTTCTGGTATCACCATTGCTACTGTTGCCTTCCAAGGTAGCTTAGATGGGACAACCTTTGCCACAATTGGCACTGCTTTGACCGCTGATGGCATCGTAACGATTGCTAATGCTCCCAAGTATTTGAGAGCTAACTGCACTGCTTACACCTCTGGAACTATCACGGCTAAAGTTTTGTACTAAGGAATTGCCATGAAAATGACCAAAGCGGCTAAAAAGGTCGGCAAAGTCATGCGTGAGTACAAAGAAGGAACTTTGCATTCTGGGTCTAAAAAGGGGCCAGAAGTGACTTCCCGTAAGCAAGCAATTGCCATTGCATTGTCTGAAGCTGGCATGGCAAAACCTAAGAAGAAGGCCAAGAAATGAAACAAGGTCTTTATGCCAACATCAATGCCAAACAAGCCCGTATCAAGGCTGGTTCTGGTGAGAAGATGAACAAGGTGGGGTCTAAAGCCGCACCTACTGCTGCTGACTTTAAACAAGCTGCAAAGACTGCAAAGAAGGTTAAAAAGGTGAAGTAGATGAAATCTCCTGTTTGGCAAACAAAAGCTGGGCAAAATCCAAAAGGTGGGTTGAATGCCAAGGGGAGATCATCTTATAATGCAGAAACTGGTGGCAATCTCAAAGCACCAGTAAAGTCGGGGGACAACCCTCGCAGAGCAAGTTTCTTGGCTCGGATGGGCAACATGGATGGCCCTGAGTTCAAGAATGGTGAACCAACGAGACTGCTTCTTTCGCTACAGGCATGGGGCGCATCCTCAAAGTCTGATGCAAAGGCAAAAGCTAGAGCAATTTCCGCAAGGAACAAGGCAAAGGCGAAATGAGAGCATTATCAGTTGGTGTTAGTCCTACAGCGGCAGTAGACACAACAGTCTATACCTGTCCTAAAGGCTATTACGCCAAATTCACTGTGATGTATATACACAATACAGGCGGCTCTACCAAGCATATAACTGTTCAATGGTATGACGCAAGTGCTAATACAACCCTTGATATATTGACTAATTACGATTTTTCATCAAAAACCTATTTGCAGTTTGATGGCAATGCCTACATTGTTTTAGAAGAAGATGACAAGATAAAAATAACTACTCAGGCAGGAAGCACATTCAGTTTTATAGCCACATTTGAACAAGAAGGGTTGGCAAGAGCATGACACTACTAGAACTTGTCAACGATGTGTTGATTCGCTTGCGTGAGCCTGTTGTAACCACTTACAACGAAACCACCTATTCCACTTTGGTTGCAAAGTTTGTAAACGATGCAAAGCGTCAAGTGGAGGATTCTTTTGGTTGGAATTCTTTGGGGCAAACAGTTACTGTGACTACTGTAGCTTCAACCCCGTCCTACTCACTTACTGGTGCTGGTCAGAAGTTTCAGGTGATGGATGCCATCAACACAACCAGTAATGTTGGTTTGACTAACATCACATTTGTGGACATGAACCGCAAACAGAACTTCTTGCCTCTGGTCAACTCAATTCCAACAGAATTTTCTTTTGATGGAATAGATGGCTCTTACGATACAAAAGTCAGTTTATTCCCAATTCCTGATGGCGTGTACACACTGAAATTCAGTCTGACGATACCTCAGGCAACTTTGGCGGCTGACAGCACTGTTGTTCTTGTGCCTGATGTAGTTGTTGCTCAAGGTGCGTATGCCAGGGCATTGGTTGAGCGTGGAGAAGATGGTGGGTTGTCTTCATCAGAGGCATACACACTATTCCGATCCATGCTCTCCGACTACATTGCTTTAGAGGCAAATCGGTATCCAGAAAATCAGCAATTTGTATCAACATGAGCCAACAAATCCAGACATTCTCTGTCTCAGCCCCAGGCTTCTTTGGGCTGAACACACAGGACTCTCCGCTTGATTTAGCGGCTGGATATGCTGCGATTGCTACAAACTGTGTGATTGACCAATACGGGCGCATTGGCTCTCGCAAGGGTTGGTCAAGGGTTAACACATCCTCTGGCAACCTTGGTGCAAATAATGTAACAGTCATCCATGAGTTGGTGCAGACTGATGGCACTTTGACTGTTTTGTTCGCTGGAAACAACAAGCTGTTTAAACTGAGTGGCGCTACTGTTACTGAGTTGACCTATGGGGGGGGAGGTACTGGCCCCACCATTACCGCAAGCAACTGGCATTGTGCTTCTCTGAATGGAATCACATATTTCTTTCAGACGGGTTATGACCCGCTGATATATGACCCTGCTGTAAGTACCACCACATACCGCCGTGTTAGCGAGAAAAGTGGCTATGTTGCGACTGCTCCACAAACCAACATTGTTATCTCTGCCTATGGTCGCTTGTGGACTGCTAGTAGCACTGCTGACACTGTAACTGTCTATTTCTCTGACTTGCTGGCAGGACACATCTGGTCAACAGGAACTGCTGGTTCTTTGGACATTTCACGGGTATGGCCCAATGGGTCTGATGAGATTACAGGGTTAGCTGCACACAATGGATTCTTGTTTATCTTTGGCAAGCGTCAAGTGTTGATTTATGCAAATGCAACTACTCCATCAAGCCTGTCACTGAGCGACACCATTAGCAACATTGGTTGCATTGCAAGGGACTCTATTGCCAACACGGGCAGTGATGTGGTTTTCTTGTCAAACAGTGGTGTGCGGTCATTGCTTAGAACCATTCAAGAAAAGTCTGCTCCTTTGCGTGACTTATCTAAGAATGTGCGGGATGACTTGATGACGATTGTGAATGCTGAGACATTGGCAAACATCAAGGCAGTCTATTCAGAGTCAAATGCCTTCTACCTGATTAACTTTCCAACTGCAACCCAGACCTACTGTTTTGACACCAAGGCGGCTTTGCAAGATGGTTCTTCACGGGTAACTGTGTGGGATTCCATCACTCCAACTGCTTTCCTTGCTAAACGCAATGGAGACTTGTTGATTGGCAAGAATGGTTATGTGGGTAAGTATGGAACCTATCTTGACCATGCAAGCACATACCGATTGCAGTATTTCACCACCTATGCTGACCTGGGACAAGCCAATGTCACATCCATTCTGAAGCGCATTGCAGTGGTGGTAATTGGTGGCTCAAACCAAGGCTTCATCATCAAGTGGGGATATGACTTCTCTGGTCAGTATTACGCCACTACATTGCAAATTCCTCAGTCTACTGTGTCTGAATATGGCACTGCTGAATATGGGGTAAATGGTGTTCCTGTTGCCTACTACTCAGATGGCATTTCTTTGCAGACTTTGGTTGGTCAAACATCAGGTTCTGGCAAGACTGTGCAGACGGGTTATGAAGTGCAGATCAATGGTTATCCTGTGAGCATTCAAAAGATTGAGATACAAGCCAAGAACGGCAAACTGGTTTAAGGAAGAAACATGGCAAATTACACCAAAACCACCAACTTTGCGGCTAAAGATGCTTTGTCGCCAGGGAATGCAGGAAAAGTTGTTAAGGGAACTGAGATTGATACTGAGTTCACCAACATTCAGACTGCCATTGCCAGTAAAGCAGATGGAACCTTCACAAACTTCAGCTTTGTTGAGAGTGGTTCATTTCTGTACATCAGGGCATCAGGAACAGATGTGATGAAGATTGATACATCAGGCAACCTGACTGTGTTGGGCAACATTGTGGCTAATGGCACTGTTTAATAAAAACATTAACCATTAAAGTATCATAATGACAACTCTAGACACGCTCATTAGTAAGAATGCTGGGTTTGGAAATGTCATCAAGACAATCCAAAGCGGTGGGGCATACATTGACCCTAAAGGTCGAGTTTTATCAACTACAGAATTAAAGCCATTGCCCACTTATTATGCTGGTAGTTCTGTATTTGTGGGTGGCGGTGGGAAAGCATATAGCTACGATGAAAACGGCTCAATAATTGAAGTCCCAAGAGAACCGCTAGAGATATATAAGTTTGATGCTTCAGGGGATGGTAAGTTTACAGTTCCAAAGCTGAGAAACGAAAAAGAAGGCGGGTATTTTGGCGACATTACATTAAACGCCATTAAATCTGGAGGTGGTTACACAGTTGAGAACACTGATAAAAGTGCCACGGGTAAATACTATCAACCATTAAAAGGTACAGACTTTTCTGATCGGCAATGGGTGGGAATGTCTCGCGGATTGTCAAACATCAACACCGCAGTTCAAAGTGGTGAAGCAACAGTCGATATTAAGAAAAGCAAAGAGATATCGGACGATGGGCAAGGCAATCAAACAAGCAAAGAATATTACGCATTGCGAGATGGCAGTGGTAGAGAAGTCGGGGCACTATTTGATGTTCCAGGCAGAGAAGACATTAAATATGCTGATGTAGGAAATGAGACTGCTGGTGG